TGAGGATATAATAAATGAATCAATAGTAGGAGACAATGATGAAGCTCCAGTAGATATTATAATGGATGAACTTGATATATCTGACAAGATGAAAGAAACTATCAAGAATGAATTTGATGAAGTATTGAAGTTATTGAACTTTAATGCTTATGCTCATGATATATATCGAAAATGGTATATTGATGGTAGATTACCGTATCATATTATTATTGATAAAGGTAGTCCTAAAAAAGGAATAAAAGAACTTAGGTATATTGACCCAACTAAACTAAGAAAAGTTAAAGAGATTGAGGAAAAGCAAGACCCTAAGACAGGCGCAAAACTTATTGAGAAAGTAGATGAGTTTTTCTTATTTCAAGATAAGACAATGAATGGCGCAGAACAAGGTTTAAAAATATATCCAGATGCAATTGCATATTGTACATCTGGAGTAATGGACCCAGGTAGAAAAAGAATTCTATCTTATTTACATAAGGCATTAAAGCCAGTGAATCAACTTAGAATGATGGAAGATTCATTGGTAATATACAGAATATCACGTGCCCCAGAACGTAGGATATTTTATATTGATGTTGGTAACTTACCTAAAGGTAAGGCTGAAGAATACCTAAGAGGTATTATGAATCAATATAGAAACAAATTGGTATATGATGCAAAGACTGGTGATATCAAAGACGATAGAAAACATATGAGTATGTTAGAGGATTTCTTCTTACCAAGAAGAGAAGGTGGAAGAGGAACTGAAATCACCACGCTACCAGGCGGCGAAAACTTAGGACAAATAGATGATATTATATATTTCCAAAAGAAATTATACAAATCATTAAATGTTCCAGTTAACAGATTAGAACAAGAAGCTCAGTTTAGTTTAGGTAGAACAACCGAGATTACAAGAGACGAAGTAAAGTTTAAGAAGTTTATAGACAGATTAAGAAAAAGATTTTCTGATTTGTTTATGCAATTACTTAAAACTCAGCTTTTATTAAAAGGTATAATTACCGAAGCTGATTGGAAAGAATGGAAAGAGTCTATTGCATTTAATTTTATTGAAGATAATTACTTCTCTGAACTTAAACAATCAGAAATGCTGAGAGAAAGATTTGAAATGTTAGGAAGCTTAGATGAATATGTAGGCAAATATATTTCAAACGAATGGATACGTAAAAACGTATTACGACAAACTGACGATGAAATTGAAGAAATTCAAAAACAAATCGACCAGGAGACCAAAGATGGACAAAATGCTCCACCTGATGGTGAGGACCCACGTTGGAATGATTAGTGGGAAAGATAATTTTATAAATATATAAACAAGGATTGAAAAACTATGAACGTAGATGATTTGATATTAAACATTAAAGATGGCAATAATGTGAAAGCTAGTAAACAGTTTAATACTGTTATGGCTGATAAAATGACAGCTGCACTTGATGCTAAAAAAATAGAAATAGCATCAGGTATGATTCAGCGTAAAGCCGAAGAACAACAAGAAGAGGAATAATTCCTCTAAACTAGGTATTTAAATGAAATTAATAACAGAATACGTAGAAAATAATTTAGAAGTTATTGCAGAACAGAAAAAGAATGGAGAAAAGAATTACTTCATTGAAGGTGTGTTCATGCAAGCTGCTAAAAAGAATAGAAACGGTCGCGTATACGAGAAAGCAACTCTTGAAAATGCTGTAGAAAAATACGTTACTGAACAAGTTAAAACAGGAAGAGCAGTTGGAGAGTTAAATCATCCAGAAGGACCAACTGTAAACCTGGATAAAGTTTCACACAAAATCAATGATTTGCACTGGCAAGGAAATGATGTTGTAGGAAAGGCATCAATACTTAAAACCCCTATGGGAAAAATAGTCGAAGGACTTCTCGAAGGTGGAGTTAAGCTTGGTGTTTCAAGTCGTGGTATGGGAAGTCTTGTATCGAAGAATGGCGCTCAATATGTGGGAGATGACTTTATGTTATCAACTGTAGATATTGTTCAAGACCCAAGTGCTCCAAGTGCTTTTGTAAATGGAGTTATGGAAGGTGTTGAATGGGTATGGGATAATGGGCTAATTCGTCAACAAGATATTGAAGTAATTGAGACTGAAATTAAACGTGCTCCTCGTAAGGATTTACAGGAAGCTGAAATAAGAGCGTTTAAAAATTTCCTCTCTAAAATAAACTCAAAAATATAGGGAGACTATTATGTCAGACGACATTCACAATAATGACATCGTAGATTCTGTTGAAGAGCTAGAGCTCGTTGAAAATGAGAATTTAGACGAGGATGCTCACGCTAAGAAAGACGAAGACGACAAAGAAGAAGTCAAGTCTGGAAAGAAGTATGAGGATAAGCACGAGGATGACGAAGAAGAAGTAAAGGAAACTAAAGACGAGGAAGACGAAGAGGAAGTTAAAGAATATAACGAATCTGAAGTCAAACAAGTTGAGATTCCTAAAACTAAAGCTGCAGTCATTCAAGCAACAGTTGATATGATGAAGAAAATGAAAAGTGGAGAAGCGAAAGAGCTATATGCACAAGTGATGGAAATTGACGGTGTATCCCCTGAAGTTAAAACAGAAAAAGAAGCAGAAAATGCAGTTAAAGGTAAAATGCCTGAGCCTAAAGCGAAAGCTAAGGTTGAAGCAATTGACTTTGACGAAGACTTAGATGCAATCATCAAAGAAGAAGCTACTTTATCTGATGGATTCAGAGGAAAAGCTGGAGCAATTTTTGAAGCTGTACTTACTAGCAAATTAAGCGAAGAAGTTGAAAGACTTGAAGCTGAATACGCTCAAAACTTAGAAGAAGAAGTAACTGAACTTCAAACTTCTCTTGTAGAAAAGGTAGATTCATACCTTAACTATGTAGTTGAAGGTTGGATGAAAGAAAATGAACTTGCAGTTCAACAAGGTCTTAGGACTGAAATTGCTGAAGAGTTTATGACTTCTTTACAAGGTGTGTTCAAAGAACACTACATCGAAGTACCTGAAGGTAAAGATGACTTAGTTGATGACCTCAACGAACAAGTCATTGAACTTGAAGAGACTTTAAATAAAACCACAGAAGATAATATCAAATTACATGAAACTGTTCAAGAATTTGAAAAGCAACAAGTAGTGAGAGAACAATCTTCAGGGCTTGCAGAAACTGAAGCTGAAAAATTAGCATCATTAGTAGAAGATATCGAGTTCGATAACAAAGAAAGCTTTGAAGTCAAAGTTAAAACTGTTAAAGAATCATACTTCTCAAAAGAAGTTAATGAATCAGTGGACGAAGTAGACAGTTTATTAGGAGCTGGAGAGATGGAAATCGATTCTTCAGATACTATGAACCAATACACACAAGCTATAACTAATTTCACTAAATAAGGGAAACAAAAATGTTTAACGCAGATAAAAACTTAATGGAGAAGTGGGGTCCTGTACTCGACCACGAGTCAGTTTCACCTATCCAAGACAACTACAAGAAAGCTGTAACAGCTAGATTGTTAGAAAACCAAGAGGTATCCCTACAAGAAGAAAGAGCTCAGATGCAAGGAAACTTCATTTCTGAGGCAGCAGCTGCTAATAATATTGGTGGCGGCAATATTGGTTCATTTGACCCAGTATTAATCTCTCTCGTACGTAGAGCTATGCCTAACTTAATTGCTTATGATATCGCTGGCGTTCAGCCAATGAGTGGTCCTACAGGACTTATCTTTGCAATGAAATCAAAATACTCAACTCAGGGCGGTACTGAAGCTTTATTTAACGAAGCTGATACTGACTTCTCAGGTACAGGTACACATCAAGCTGACCCAACAGGTCTAAGTGGTGTAACTGATGCTGATACTGACGGAACTATTGGAGACGAAGCTGATACTGTATCTACATACGGTGAAGGTCTTGCAACAAGTGCGGCAGAAAGATTAGGAGTTGGCGAAACTGGTGACGGTTCATTCGGTGAGATGGCATTCTCAATCGAGAAATCAACTGTTACTGCTAAGTCAAGAGCTCTAAAAGCTGAGTACACAATGGAATTAGCACAAGACCTTAAAGCAATCCACGGATTGGATGCTGAAGGCGAATTAGCTAATATCCTATCAGCTGAAATCTTGGCTGAAATCAACAGAGAAGTTGTTAGAACTATATTGAAGAAAGCTAAAATCGGTGCTCTTCAAACTTCAACAGCTGTTTCTGGTATTTTTGATGTTAACACAGACTCAGACGGTAGATGGATGGTTGAGAGATTTAAAGGTCTCATCATGCAGATAGAGAGAGAATGTAATGTTATCGCTAAAGAAACAAGAAGAGGAAAAGGTAATTTCATTATCTGTTCTTCAGACGTAGCTTCAGCTTTAGCAGCTGCTGGAATGTTAGATTACACACCAGCTTTAAGCGCTAACTTAAATGTTGATGACACAGGTAATACTTTTGCTGGTGTTCTTAACGGAAGAGTTAAAGTTTACATCGATCCTTATGCTACTGTTGACTTCGTTTGTGTTGGATACAGAGGTACTAACCCATATGACGCAGGGATGTTCTATTGTCCTTACGTTCCTTTAACAATGGTTAAAGCAGTGGGTGAGAACGATTTCCAACCAAGAATGGGATTCAAAACAAGATATGGTATGGTCGCAAATCCATTTGTTGCCGCTGACGGTACAGGTACTGACAGAGCTAACCAATACTTCAGAATCTTCAGAGTTGACGACATCATGGTGTAAGCCAGAGTTAATCACACTCAAATTAAAGGGGGCTTTTTTAAAGCCCTCTTTTTTTGTGTATATATAGTATAGTACATAATAAAAACACATACACACAGGAGGAAAAATTATGTCAAATGGAAAATCAGGGTTCGAAATCAGAGCCGACTTACTTAATCAAGCACAAGGACTACTAGAAGGAAATATCTATAGGAATAACGAAGCTATTGTTGAACACAATAATAACTTCCCTAATGATAGAAAACCTTATGGCGACCAATTTGTTTCTACAGAAGAAGTTATTTCTACTGCTAGACAACTTAATGAGTTTGTAAACGAGAAGTAATTAACACGGGGTCTTAACTGACCCCACAAGTTTTATAAATAGATATATGGCAACATTAACTACAAACAAAAATTTTTTAAGTCCAGTTGGATTTCAATTCAAGATATCTAGCAGTCAATATCCAAACTTAGAATATTTTGCTGTTGCTGCTACATTACCAGGCCTGAGTATGTCGGCAACACAAACGCCATATAGAGGAGTCAATTTGCAATTTACCGGTGATAGACTCCAATTTGATGATTTGACATTACGAGTTAACGTAACTGAAAATCTAGAAAATTACATTGAGACATTTGATTGGTTACATAATGTATCTCAGTCTAAAGATTCAGAAGATTTAAAAGTTGATGCTACTCTTTTAATCTTATCATCTCATAATAATGTAGTAAAGGAAGTAGAATTTAAAGGAGTGTTTCCAACAGCAATCTCTCCTATAGAATTTGACGCGCAAGCTGATTCAATACAGTATGTGCAAATGGATATAAGTTTTTCATATACATATTTCGAATTTAAATAATCCTTTACTTTTTGATAAAAGTATGATATAATAATA